GCACAACCTTTAAGCTCATGATTCCTGATAAAGGCGCTGACACATGAAGCGGTACGTCCAAGCGCCTCAGCCAATTCATTGTAACTTAGTGTCCGGTAGTTGTTGTAGATGTAGTCAATCTCTTCGGCAGTGAAGCGTTTTGCCTTGCAAAGTCCGTATCGCTGTGCGGCAAGAGTAACCGACATTGTGCTTCTGTTGAGGTGCTGCGCGACTTCTGCGGGGGACTTTGTAACGAGATAATTCTCTCGCATATAGTCGACCTCTTCCCGAGTCCATTTACGCATGTTCATCGTATTCATTCTTTAGCTTGTTGACATATCCAATTGTGCGATGATTGATGTAGCTCTGCCAGCATCCGAGCGAGCCCGCCCATCGGAAGCCGTGGTTCTTCAGCTCGCCGCGCGTCTCTTCGTCGGGCTTGCCCGAGAAGTACAGTCGCAGACGGTTGTCGCTGTAACACTCTTCAACGAGGATGTCGCCAATCTCGTACTCCCGATTCTCGTGACCGGCAAGCGCCTTGGCTTTCTCGAGCCGACTCTTCGCCACCGACAGGACCGCGTTGTTGTTCGAGAGCATGTAAGGCGGAAACGGCGTATTCTTCAACACCATTGCCGTTGCAGCCGCACGGCTTATTCCAAGACTTACCAACACCGCCACCTTCTCGTCGTCGCTCTTGCGCGAGCGAATCGCCTTGTTGGCCGCCTTCATCATCTCCTGACGCTCGGTCAGCCTTGCCACCTTTTCCTCGAGCCGTTCAACGGCATCGTCGTCGCCGAGGTAGATGTTGTTGTTCGATTCCGCGGCTTCGGCTTTCGCCTGATAGTAGGCCGCCTTCTCGCTCTGCTCGTGCATTGCGTGCATGGCGCTGTTGGCTTTCTCGACGGCTCGCCGGTGAGCCGCCTCGCTGTGATGCCCGACAAGTATCGGTTGTCCGGGTTCGATGCCCGATGTTGCGGCTTGGCTTGCCTCAAACGCTGAGGTGGCTTTTTCAGCCGCTCTTTCGGCAAGCTCGCGGTATCTTTCCGCTCTTGCCGTCTGTCGTTCTCTTCTATCCATAAGTTAAAACCATTGTAAGACTACAAAATCGTTGCGTTGGTCGCTGTCGGTTATCCACTGCGAGAAGATGACTATCAGCTCTTCGAGGCTCTCTTCAAAGCCCCACGTCTCGCGCACTTTCTCGTAGTATTCCCGGTTGTCGACTATCTTGTAAATAAGCTCGGAGAGCTCCTTTCGAGGAACCTCCAGCCGCTCCGAGGTGAACACGTCATCGCCGTCCCATTGCAGGCTCGGACAATTCTCGTACAGGAAGCGGTTGATGCTGTCTGTTTTCCACTTGAAATACGCGTTGCTGCCGTACTTAACCTCGTAGACCTTGGCGACATGAATTGTATATCCCATATTCTTATCGTTTTGATTGTTTCTCTGATTAGTTGCCGAGTGCGGCGATGTAGCCGTTGACTTTTTCCGTGAGTTCGTTTATCTCGGCCTTGTAGATTGCCGCCTTCTCCTCGTTGGAGTAGAGCACGCCGAAGCAGTGGCAGTAGTTGTAGGTGGCAATCCAAAGGGTGCGGAGTGTTTCGCGAATCTCGCCGCCAATCTCGTTGGTCACTTCCACGAAGTGATTCTTGGTGCCCTTGGCTGAGGCATAGGCGCCTCTTGTGTAGGCGTAATCGTCCATGTAGTAGTAGAAGTCCTGATTGTCGAGGATGGAGATAGCTTTGCGGATGAGGTCAACTTTTGTTGTCATAGCTGTAAGTATTAAAAGGGGTTCTTGTTTTTTATTATACTGTAAGATAAGCAGTTAGAGCGAATTACAGAAATATTTGCTTCTCCTTTTGACCACCTTAACTTTTGCTTGCAAGTTCTTCGGCCAGGTACTTGTCAGCCATTGAAACGGCTCGGTTGGTGAGCACGCGCATACACATTGCGATGCTCTCGTCGTCCTTGAGCCCGACCCCGAATACAGCCTCAACGGTTCGGCAGGAGAGCAGGATGCGACGCAGCCATTTGTTCTGACTGCGGTTGCATGGGCTGCCGAGCCGGTCGGCGATGATGCGGTCATTCCTGCTGTCGAACTCCTCGGCATAGTCGAGGACGTTGCGGATGATTGCAACGTGCGTCGCTATCTCGCGGCACTTCGATTCGGGCAACTGCTTGTTAGCCACATTGCCGACGGTGTACCACATCCGAGCCAAGTCAACCCTGATTCGCTCGAAGTAGTTCAGCGTATACTCGGCGTAGGCGGTGTATGCCGGGCCGTATGCAGACCGCAACTCACGGTCGTACTCCTCGACGTACTCCTGCATCTCGCGCGTGTACTTGCGGTACTCCTTCAACCGTCGCTCGGCACAGTGGTTGACAAACAAGGTCGTCTGCTCGAGTCCAACGGCTATGAGCATCTGCGGTATGTAACTCATCTTCACCGACTCTTCCACGGTGAACGTTTCCAACGCTGCCATCGCATCGAATGGGCGCGGGTCATTATCCGCTACCGGCTCGAGCAGCGCACCGAAGTTGGTGACGCCGCTTTTCGCCAGCAGGGACTTATCGATTATCGGTAAATCCATAATGAATTGCCAAAAAAGGCGGCACAACTACTCTTGAGTCGTGCCGCCGAATGAATTACTGTTGTGCGGATCGGGAACGAGTGTGTCGAACAGTCCGGGAACGCGAGGCCTCAACGCCTCGAACTCCTCGCGGAAAAACTCTTCCTTGGTTCGACCCATCTTCTTTCCTTTCCGAGTGTGTATGTCGTATGTGTACGGTGGAATGGGTATCGGATACCTCCTGACGTCCTCTATCCACCGCTCGACGTCCACGGCCCTTCGGTCGTAGACGAGGTTCTGTAGATGATCCGCGTCGCGGCTTTTGCGACACTCGCACAAGAGAAGCACCGCCTTGCTGACGAAGATTCGCCCCTTCGGCTCGTTCTTATTCTTGTTGACAAGCTCGCTTCCCTGCCACAACGCCTCTATCTCATGCGTTATCAGTCCGTAGCAGTCCTCAGCGCTGATGGTGAAGAGCCGCTTCCAAACGTAGTCCCGGTACCCGCTGCTCCAAAGCTCAAGGGCGAAGAAACCTGCAACCCATGCATCGGCGCGTCTTATCGCCTTCTGCATCGCGGAACTGGCCTCGAAAAAGTCATAACCGCTAATCGTCCGTATTACCATAACCTTCTGTTTTTAATTTGTTTACAACTGTAAGTTAGGCATTGACGACGGAATTTACAATCAGATTAAACGCCAAAATTAACACCATTTTATCGTCGTCACACCCTCCTCGCAGCCGCTCAGAATTTGAACTTGCAGGAGATGTTATACTCGACAAGCTGTTTTGTCTTGTCCTTGCCGTTGTGGGTCTCGCCCTTGAGATTGATGCTGTCACCGAAATGCTTCTTGATGAGGAGTATCGACCGCCTTTCTTCCTCCTGATTGCGGATGGCGGACAGTCCGCCGGCATTGACGAACGTCGCCTTCTGCGCGAAGTTGTATCTCAGGTCGGTCAGCACCCTGCGCTCCTTGTACTTCATGTAGCAGCTTATCCAAAAGTCCTCTTTCAGCTTCAGCTCCTCGTTCCACCAAACATTCTTGTTGTAGCGGACACCGTAGGAGCATCCCGTTATCATCTTCGAGAGCGAGTAGTACTGGCTCTCTTCATACATCACCGGGGATATTCGGGAGGTGAAGCCGAACACATGGACGTCCAACATGCACGCCAAATCGTATAGCGAGTTGATGATGCCGGTTATCCGTTCGGGGTCGCGGACAACGCCGCTCTCTCCCTTTTCGCAAAAGAGTGTCTTGACAACATGCACGTCGTCGTCGAGCATGAACAGCTCCCCGAAGTGTTTGGCCATCCAATTCCGCTTGGGGATGAGGCCCACCACATCGTCGGGATGCGTCACTATCTCGCAGTCGGGATTATACGCGCGGTACAAGTCCGCCTGACTCTCGGCTACGCAGATAATCGGGTCGAGGACGAGTTTCTTGGCAAACACGCGGTCATGCCGCTTGTGCGACGGTATCACTATCGGCAGGCTCATTTCTTTTCGCCCTCCAGCGCGATACGCACGTCCTTGACGTCGATAACGTTACTCTTGCCGACCTTGCCGGTCTTGTACGACCGCATATGCTGCATGTTCAGCCGCTCGCGGAGCCAATTGCTGTCAACCTCGTTGCTCGACTGTATGACGAATAGCTCGTGCTTCTCGTCAAACTTCGGAATCAGAGGATAGACGGCAACATCGTCGGTAATGGCGTCGAAGCGCTCCTTGAACTCGTCCTTCGGCTTTTCGATTTCGAACTCATAGCCCCATCCGGCCAACTCGTCTTTGTCCCACTCGTTGTCGATGACGTCCATGTCGTTCTCGCCGAAGTTGAGGTTGTCCTTGGCCGCGTACTTGCGCAGGTCTTTGGGGTCGGTTCCCTCAGGCAGCACCTTGCACGGAAGCTCCTGATAGCCGAGCTCCCGACAGGCTCGCAGTCGCAGATTGCCGCAGACCACCACATAACGGTCGCCGAACGGTACAACTATCAGCTCTCTCAATTCAAGCATTTCGGGAGCATCGATGATGCTCTTCTTCATCGCCTCAAAGCGATAATCCCGAAAGAACCGGGGATTCTTCGGGAGTCCTTGGAGTTGCCCTTTGTTGTAATCCAACAGGGCAACGGATAAGATTGTAATTTCTGTCATTGCTGTTACTTCATCACTGAACTTCATCACTAAGTCATTGACCAAACTACAAGGTCTTACGTCTGTCGTCTTCAAACTTATCCTTGATAAGCTGCTCTATGTTTCTGCACCCAATGCGCTGAAGATAGGTTATCGTGGCTATAATAACGCCAGCCGCCTCTTCCTCCCGCTCGCTCCATTCAGGTATGTCGGCACTCTTGTACTTGGAGGCATCGACGAGCGACCTCCAATTGCGTGAAATGTCGTACAGTGATACGGTCGGAGAGGACAATGGGGTAATCCTGCCGCTGACAATAGCTATATTCTCGCACTTCTTTGCAATCTTGTTGAGCGTAATTGCCATTGGTTAAGATTCTTGGTTTGTAATGACTGTTTAAACTCGCGATTGTATGTCATAATCAGGGAGGAGGTCTTTCGTTGTCCATAGGACGATGATTAGAGGTTGGACTTGTCGTCACCGTATTGCGCGATGACGGCGATAATACTCACGATCAGTATCAGGATGCCGATTGCCACCGGTCCCCACAATGGGAATGTCACCCACCACCAAGACAGTGATTCGGCTACCGTCAACTTGAAAAAAAGCAAGACTATTGACAGGGCGAATGCGATGCAGACGCCGTCGGTCAAAGAATTGGGCTTCTTCATAATCTTTCAGGAATTAGCAGGGCGGCTCGGAGCTGAGGTTCCTTGCCGCCCTTGGTTATTGGTTGTTTATCTGTGTATGTGTCATTCGTTTAATACAACTCTGTACCCTGCCGCCACAATCTTCGGCAGGATGTGGTCAAGCTCCGAGGACGAGAAGGAGAAAGCGTCTACATCGTTGCCGCGCTCCTTAACCGTCCCGACCGTCATGCCGAGTACGATGCCGAGTGTGGCAGCATCCTGACGGAATGTTTTGTACGCATCGCCCACTCGGACAAGAGGTATCGTATCGGGCATTTTCTTCTTCATCTCATCGTACTTCTCCAGCTTCGAAGCATTCAGCGCTTTTAAATCACCCGAATTACCCTCTATTTTGCGCTCTGTTGGCTTCTTGGTACCGTCCGCGTTAAAACCCTTGGCTTCGAGTTTTGCGACGATTCTAGCCGCATTTTTGGCGTTCTTCTGTTCAGCCTTGTCGATGCTTGCCGCGTATTCGGTCGGACACCACTTTTTTCCGAGCTTCTCCATGTAGTCCCGAAGCTGCCATTTAGCCTCAACTCCGCCCGACTTGATTTGCGAGCGCACCCATTCGCGTACGATGCGCGGCTTCTCTTCGGGATAGTCGACGAAGTACTGACCGAGCTTGCGGTCATTGACGTACTGTCTGACATTCGCCTGACGTTGCAGGTCGTAGCTGTGACTGAGCATGAGCAGAAGCACCACCTCCATCTCCATCTCGTCGATGGGCGAGTTGTCGAACACCGATTTCTCGGCTATGGCGTCAAAGGCGGCCACTCTGACGGCGCTGTCACAGTTTCTCTTCACCGTCTCGAGCTCTTCGACAAGTCGGGTCACTTCAATCGGCACGCCGTCCTCGTTGCAGTTGATGCTGTTGGAGCCCTTGCGGACGTTGAAGTAGGTTACATCGAAGCGTGGATAGCTGAAGTCGAACAGCGTGATGACCGGATAAACCTCGCCCAATTTAATTTTGGCTTGAAGCCGCTCGTCATCGATGCCGTAATAGCTGACCCCGTTGAATATGCCTACGTCGCTGATGTGCTCGTAACCTCTCGCGTCGCATATCGCCTCGAGGTTTTCTATCATCTTCTTCGCGTCGGGGTCGCGCTCCTGATAGCGGTTGATGCAGATGACGCATTTCCCCTTGGCGTACGGCTCTCCTTTGCGGACTATCGTATCATCATGCTTCTTGAGCATGTCCTTGATGTACTGAAAGACTTTCTCCAGATACTTATCGCGGTTGGTGCACTTGGCGGATGAGGTTTTCTTCATCTCCCAAAACAGACAGCCGTGGTTGTCGGTGTTGTGGATGCACTCCGAGCACTTCACTCCGCATCCGCCCGAATAGTCGGGGACGGCATCCGTCTTGCTCTTCACCCACGGAGCGTTGTCGAGTTGGAGGAAGATGTTTTGCAGATACGTCTCGACGCTCGATCGGGAGAATCCCGAATAGCTCTGCGAATGCGTGTTGAAGAAGTGACGCTGCTTGTCCTCGTCAATCTTGCACAGAAGCATCGCGCTCGTGATGGGCATCCGGTCCTCCTTGACCTCGAGAAGAAGTTCGGGGATGAGGCTGTTCAGCTTGATGCGGTCGGTTACGAATCTGACCGACTTGCCGAAGCGAAGGGCGATGTCCTCAACCTTCTTGCCTTTCCTGACGAGCTGATTGAAGGCAAACGCCTCCTCGATCGGGTCGACGTCCTTGCGTTGCAGGTTCTCGGTTATCATCGCGTCAAAGGCGTCGTCGTCGTTCATCTCACGGACGTTGCACTCGATGAAGCCGAACTTCACCGGGTCTTTCGCCTCGAGGAGCTTCACGGCGCGGTATCGACGCTCACCGCAGACAACCTCGTACTTGTCGGCTTCCGCGGTCGGTCGCACCAAGACGGGCTGTAACAGCCCCTGCTTTTCGATGCTCTCTGACAGTTCCGAGAGGGCTTCCTCGTCGAATGTCTTTCGGGGGTTCATCGGTGAGGGCTTCACCGATGAGAGGGGGATTCTTTCTATTGCCATTGTTAATGTAATTTATTGGGTTGACTTATAGTTTGTTATACAGTAAAGATAGTCGTTGGCGGCGAGAATGTAAAACGGAAACTTCACCATTTGCGTCACCATTTTTCATCGGTAGGACTCGTTTTGGAATACTACGGAAGTCATCATCTCGCGCAGTCGGTCGTAGACGCGCTCGCCGTACTTGCTCCTCAGGGCGTCGGTTTCAAGGTTGGTGGTTACGATTGTGAACCGTCTCTGAGCGTACCGCTCGCAAAGCAGATCCACAACAGGCGTATGCGGCTGGCCGTAGACCAACACCTCTTTCGCCTCCTCTCCGAGGTCGTCGAGTATCAGCATCTCGCATCGGCATAAGTCGTCGTACTCGTTGATGTTGCGCACGAAGCAGTCGCAGACTTTCTTGGCCGACACGAAGCGGAACTTCTTGCGGTTCGAGTAGCCCAACTCCTTTTCGGTGACGTAGCCTATCAGCCAGCTCACCGCCTGTGCGAGCGACGTCTTGCCGTTGCCGCACAGTCCGCACAGCAGCAGACCGGGAGTGCCGTTCGGGTCTATCAGCCATCGGGCCGTCTGCTGTATGTGCTCCCGCGTGTCGTCGTCAAGGATGTAGGTGTTGCCGCGATTCTCGACAACGGCTTTCATGGATGAGTAGATTCCGTTGCAGGCGTCGCGTTCGGGAATCTCGAGGCTAAAGCGTTCCATTGAAATCTTTGCGGCTCTTAGCTGTCGGCTCAGTTCCTCTGCGTTCTGAAAATTTATTGTCTGATTGGATAGTTGCATGGCTGTATTGTTTTTGGCGGCCCTCGTCGTCGAGAATCCAAAGATTGGCTCGGCTTTCCCATCGCTCGATGCGCCGGTTGTTTGACGCCATCCATCCGACCGAAGAGAAGTGGTCGAAGAAGCGTTGGGCCGAGCCCTGCCAATCGGCAAGTCGGCCGGCCGACTGCCGCTCGAAATAAGCGGTCACTTCTTCAATCGTCGGGGGCGGTGAAGGCGGTGTTTTTTGTGCTTTCGGTTTGCGTGTTCTTTTCTCGTCCTCGGCGAACAAACTCGGTTCTTTCGTTCGCGCGTTTTTTTGCGTACTCCTACTACTCTTACTATATAATTTATTATCTATACTATATATAGTAGGTGTACACATTTTTTCGTCACCGTAGTAGGGGACGTTGTGGGGGATTATTTCCCCTTCTACGTCCCCCTCTAATTCTTTGTGGGGGAGCTTGTGGGGGATTTGTTCCCCCTCTAACTTCCCTGCTACGACTGCTTTTTCTTTGTAGGGGACGTTGTAGGGGACGTTGTGGGGGATTTGTTCCCCCTCTAATTCTTTGTGGGGGAGCTTGTGGGGGAGCTTGTGGGGGATTTCCTCCCCCTCTAATTTTGTCTCAGACTCGTCGGCTTCCATAATTTCTCGAGTTATTTCAGCCATTTTCTTCTCCTCGGCACCGACAATTTTGTAGCTTGATGAGGTTCGTCCACGTCCCTTTTCAAACTCTATCAGTCCTACTTCCACGAGCTTGTTTCGAGCCTCAACAACAGTCTTTTTATCGATACGTAGTGAGTCGGCAAGAGTGAGTGTTTTAAGCCGGAAAGGATTAAGTCCCATCTTGCTGTGCCAAACATTCAGCAGGTAGAAATACAAGTATGAGTCGAATGGTGAAATGTTTTCTCCTATCACAAACAACTTCCAAAACTTATTCAATAATTCAACGTAGGTCATCGGTAAAGGGGGTATTTAGAGAGTGCTTGTCTGATGTGATGGGCGGCGTCTGCACGAAGATAGACGCATACCGCGGTGATAAACTCAAGCAGACCGTGGCACACTACATAGGTGCTGCCGTGCGATTCAACCAGCTCCTGCCACTGTTTCTGCTCCTTGCTCTGCGTGCCCGCTGACGAGCGCTCTCTCTTCGGCACCTTCATCTCGATGCACAATGCGCTCCTGCCTTGCGACGGATACAACAGTATCAGGTCGGCTACGCCTTTTACCTGACCCTCGTATACCATTATCGCTCCCGACCTGCCGCCACGCCATCCGCCGTTGGGCACAGAGAATAGCAGACTCGCCACGGCAGGAAAGGTCATCCGAAACCACATCACGCACGTGTGCTGTATCTTCGATTCCGTATAGCCCTTCTCGATTTCCTTTAATTCTTCAGCTGTCATTTACTTTAATCATAACGTTTACAACTTGTCTTTACCATACCGGGGGCGTCTCTTACAGTCGCTCCTTAAACAGATTCATGGTGATGTTTACTATGTCCTCTTCTATCTGTGTAGTCGTGCCCGTCACCTCGTCGGCTATCCCCTTCTTCGACTGTATCACGTTGTACATGTAATTGTCGATTGTCTTGTCACCGAGGAAGTAGTAACAGTTCACGTTGTTCTTCTGACCGTTGCGGTGGGCTCTGTCTTCGGCTTGTTCGCAGTCGGAGTACGTCCAAGGGAACTCGATGAAGCCCACGCGCGATGCGGCCGTCAGCGTCAAGCCGGTACCGCCCGAGCGGTAGTTGAGGATGATGAGCTTGCAGTCGGGGTCGTTCTGAAAGCGGTCCACAGAGCTTTGCTTCTGCTGCGCGTTGTCGCTTCCGGTAACTGTTACCGCATCGGGAAACTCCAGCTTCAAAGCGTCCACAACCTCTTTCAGGAAGGCGAACAGTATCAGCTTCTCGCCTCCGTCTATCACGTCGTGTACGAACTCGCTTACGGCTTTGATTTTGCCCCTCGCGGATATTGCCTTGAGGATACCCATCTTCACCATTATCTCGCCGCGCATCGTACGAGCAATCTTTTCGTCGTCCGCATTCTTGTACGTCCTGAGATACGACAAGACGTCGCGCTCGGCGGCTTCGTACTCTTTTCTGTTGGTGATGTCGCAGGTGATGTACTGCCTCGTCTTGTCGGGCAACTGAGTGAGCACCTTCTGTTTCTCACGCCTGAAAAAGCAGTTGCGCCAAAGGCGGTAGTTAAGCTCTCTCAAGTTGCTCGACTGTTTCGGGCCGTCACAATAGCGGTCCATGAACCGCAGATAACCGCCGAAGTCGTCGAGCCGTCCGAGTATCTTCAACTGCTGTATCAGGTCGACGTTGTTGTTGACAACAGGCGTGCCGGTCAGTTCGAGCACCCACCGCTTTCCCTTACAGATGCCCTCAACGAATTTCGACTGCTGCGTCTTGCTCGACTTGCATTTGTGGCTCTCGTCGATGATGACCGACTTGAAGAGTTTGATTCGCTCGTCGAATTTGATGGAGCGCATCGTCAGGCGCCCCGTCTTAACGTCCTCTACGAAGTACTTCTTAAGGCTCTCGTAGTTGGTGATGAACACCGGGGCCAGCGGCTCGTCGTCGGGTTTCTTCAGCTCGTAGAAGCGCTGCCACGTATCCTTGTTGCGGTCGTCGAGTATCATTGCCTCAACGCCCGCAAACTTCTTGAACTCGCGCTGCCAATTAATCTTCAACGATGCGGGACACACAACCAACACCGGATAGGTGTCGCCGTATCTGTCGGCTTCCTTGTGCGCCTTGACGACCGTACAGATGGCTTGGAGCGTCTTGCCCAAGCCCGGTTGGTCGCCGAAGATGCATCGCTTGGTGTCGAGCGCGTAACGCACCCCCTCGAGCTGATACGGATAAGGGTTGAGCAACATGTAGTGCTCACCCTCGAAAGGCTCCATGGGCGGTATCTCGAACACGTCGTCATGCTCCTCCTTGGTGGTTGAGATTGATGAGGCGTACCGTTGTTTTACCGCCCATTCGGCAAAGGTTCTCACGTACCATTCGGCATTGCGTCCGTCAGGGTACTGTGCGCTCTCTTTCGTCACCACCCAAACGCGGTCTTGCGGGTCCCATCGAGGAGGCTCGGGGACTCTCTTGATGACCTCGACCAGCTTCGGATGGTACTCGAATGCCACGCGGAAAAAGCCGGGCGTCTCGGTGATGTAGATTGGTTTCATCAGACGGCGGATTCAATTTCGGTTACACACACCTGAACCGTCGGCTTCGGTGCGGCAAACGGATCCTCGTCGGCAGGGAACTCTATCTCCTGCTGTACGACGCCCCATTTGCGCTGTGATACGTACAACTCAACCTCGTAGAAGAACTCTTCAACGGCTTCGGTAAAGTCGTTGAGAGCCCACCAATCGTTGTCTATTGTCGGCACGGCGTAGGTGTTGATGTTGAGTACCTTCTGCGTTTGCAGGTAGCGTTTGCCGATAAGCATCACGCTCGGTGTGTTCTCCTCACCGCATCGGTTGGCGCCGGCTACCTCGAGCGAGGACAAGAGGTCTCGGTTTCCCATGCTGTCGATGTTCTCCCAATCAATGCTGTCGGCTTCCTTCTGTTCGGTCAGCTCGGCGAAGTACGGCACGAGTCTTTTCAACGCCTCGATGAGGTCTTTGTGCGCGATGTTCTTGCCTTTGATGCTCACCTCGCCGACCTCCATCTCGTAAAACGTCACGTCCACGCAACCGCACTTCGTCAGTTTCGCTTTCTTGATTTCCATAATTTACAATTGTTATCTGTGTCTGAACTCATTCACAAAATCGCGATAGTTGCGGTCCTCGGGTAGCGGAAGCATGATGCCGAACTCCACAGCCGCATCCACTTTCACCTTCTCCAAGAAGTTGGTGAATTGCAGAGTGTTCATCGTCGAGGTGTTGCCCACGACGTCAACCCACCGTCCGTTCATGACTATCTGTCGGGTCAGGAACTTTCGCTTGTAGTAGTCGTGGAAGTCCTCTTTGGGTTGTCCGGTCTCCTGCTCCATGCAGGTGTACCACATCCACATCAGCGCGTTCTGCGGTATCGTGCGCGGTTCGGTCTTGCGCACAATCTTCACGGTGTATTCTCCGTTTCGGAGCAGCGAGCACATATAGTCAAACGACTTGTCCATGCTCACCGCTCCGTCGCGTTTCGTCAGGCTGGCCTCCATCATCGACCGTACTGTTGCGGGCCGCCCTGCGGGGGGAATCCCTGATTCGGATACTGTTGAGGTCTGCCGAATGCCTGCGGTTGAGGTTGAGGATATGCCGGTTGCTGAGGCGGATAGGCCTGCGGCTGTTGCTGTGGCGGATAAGCCGCAGGCTGCTGAGGCGCGTACGGCTGAGGTTGCGGCTGTTGCATGGCAGGTGTGATGCCGAGCCCTCGCAGGGAGGTGAAGTAACGACCGTTGTATTCGCGACCGTTGACAGCCGCCTCGATGCTCACTCGCTGACCGGGCATGAACTGGTCGAGCAATGCCATGCGCTCGTTGGCGAACTCGATGGCTACTACGTTTGCGTGAAGAACATTCTCGCGGTCGGTCCATGAATCGTCGATGACTACCTCACGCTTGCTGAATGTGTTGCTCACGCTGACTACCGGGGTGATGTTGAGGATTACGCCCTCTGCTGTTAACTTTATCATTCTTCCTTGAGTTTAATGGTGAAACCACCTTTCTTATACGATGTCTTGAGATACTTTTGATACACTTCGGGCATATCGGCTTGGAGAGCCTTGCTGTCGAATGTGGTTGTCTGACTGTCTTTGGCGATGGTGGCTTTGAAAAAGCCGCAGTCGAAGCTCTTCACCTCGTGCACCTCCATTGCCTTGCGTATCGCCTCCTTCGCCTCCTTCATGCTTTTCTCCAACTCGTTGTACTGCTTCAACAGGCCGGTGACATATTTAACGACGTCCATGGAGACGACACTCTCGGTTTTCACCTGACTTACCTTTACATAGATTGGCATCAGGCTCCCTGCATCGGGATGAGAGTAGTGCGCCTTGCCGTTTTCGTCGAACCAATAGGTCGTCAGAAGCAGGTTCCACACCTGATCCGACGGCTTTCTGTCGATGACCCAAAAGTTTGCCTCGTCCTCACGCAGATGGTTGCATGCCAAGCCCTCGACTTTAAGCCCGGGGTTCTCGGCTTCGAACAGCTCGGCGTAGATGGAGAGCTGCCACGACAGGTACTCTTTCAGAGCGTCGACGCCCGAATCAAACCAGCCGTCGTGAAAGTAACCGCAGGTCGGATAGTACGAGAGGTTGTTGGACTTTGTATCAACGAGCCAAATACCTTTCGTCTCGTCGTTCTGCCAAACGTTGTCAATCTGACTCGCCCACTTGTTGTTGTCGCTGACGGTAAGCTCGTTGGCCAGCGGCGTGAAGCCCTGACGGTGACGGATGTAGTTGGCCAGCTCGCGGCTCACATCCCATGTCAGGTCCTCAAATTTCTCCGTGCCTTTCGAACGGCTCCCGAATCGGGTGTTGACAACCTGAGTGTCCTGCGCGATGCCGAGCTTGTCATACGTCTCGATGGCGTGATGAATGGCTGTACCGCGGCTCCCTGCTTTCGGGATGATGTATTCTCGCGTGTAGTCGCTCGCATCGGGATAGACACCCAATCCAAGGATGGAGTG